CCTCGGCAACCCCGGCAAGATCCTGGCGTGCGTGCTCGCCGGCCAGGAGCTGGGCGTCGGCCCGATGGCCAGCCTGCGCGCCTTCCACATCGTGGAGGGCAAGCCGGTGGCGTCCTACGACTTCTGGATCGCGCGCCTGCGCGCTGCCGGCTACCGCGTCGAGTGGCCGCAGCTCACGACCGAGGCCGTCACGCTGCGCCTCACGTCGCCCGCCGGCGAGGTCCACGTCGAGACCTGGGACAAGGCCCGCGCGCAAGCCGCCGGCCTGTGGGGCGGCAAGGATCCGTGGAGGAAGTACCCGCAGACGATGCTGCAGGCGCGCTGCGTCGCCACCGCCGGCCGCGCCTTCGCCGGCGAGGTGATGTTCGGCTGCTACGAGCAGGACGAGATGCACGAGCTGGCGCGCGAGCCGCAGGCCGCGCCGGTCGCGCAGGCGCCCGCCGAGCCGAAGCCCGCGCTGATCACGGCGACGCCGGCGGACCCCGAGGCCGTCGAGGTCGCCAACCTCGCCCGCCGCATCGCCGACCGGTGCAAGGCCGCCGGCGTCAAGCGCGACGAGCTGTTCGCCCTGATGCGCGAGCAGGAGATCACGCGCCAAAGGCTGTCCGAATGCACCCTCGTCGAACTGCAGCAGATCGAGGGCGCGATCGAGGCGCACCTCGCCATGACGACGCCGCCGGCGACGCCCGCGACGCCGCCGATGGACTCGGTGTACCCGCCGAGTTCGCGGTACGCCGGCGACTGACCACCGGCGAGGAGACGGCGGCGCTGCGGCGGCTCATCTGGGACGCGCCGCAGCCGCACCCGTTCGCCCGGCTGCTCATGCTAGAGCGGCTGGGCATCCCCGACGCCAAGCGACGCACCCTGCAGCACGAAAGCCTGGACCTGTACATGCGCAGCCGAGTCAAAGCCCTGGAGCGCACGACCTGCCCGCGCGGGCACGACCTGACCCTGCCAGGCCGTCGGCGCGTGTACGAGACCAAGTTCGGCGTCAGGGTCCACTGCAAGCTCTGCACGGACGAGAACAACGGGCGCCAGAAGGCCAAGCGCGAACACCGCAGCAAGCTGCGCGAGTGCGTGCACTGCGGCATGGCGTTCCTGGCCCACGACCGCGCGACGACCTGCAGCCGCAAGTGCACCTACCAACTGCGCCGGAAGACCCAGACGGCGACGCCGAAGCCGAAGCCGGTGCGCAACGGCGTGCAGTGGGAGCAGGACGAGCTGCGGCGCTCGGCGGCGCTGCTGGAGCTGTACGAGGCGCGCGACCGGTGCTCAACGCATTGGGAGCGGGCGGAGATGGACGCGAGGATTGCAGCCCTGAAGACGGGGCCGAACTGACCGAACACGCCGGCGGCGTGGCCGAACGCCGGACGTATCCTAGGCCAATCAACGAAAGGAAACCGACCGTGACCAACCAGAACAAGACGTTCCTCAAGCCCTCACACCTGACTTTCGAGCTGTCGCAGTTCCCCAACGACGAGATCGACCGCATCCTCGAACGCAGCAACAACTGGCGCCAGCAGATGGACGGTCCGACCATGAAGTACGCGAACGCCATGCGCGTCGGAAAGTGGGATTCAGGCAACGGCGAGTGCTTGGCTTTCGACGGCAAGGGCCGTTGCGTCAACGGCCAACACCGACTGGCCGCAGCCCGCATCGTCCAAGAGGAAACGGGCCGGCTGTTGTGGTTCTGGGTGGCTCGCAACGTCTCGGAGGTCGCAGTCGAAAGCATGGACCAGGGCCGCAACCGCAAGGTTGTCGAGTTCCTGCAACATGAGGGCATTGCCAATGCCAAGGAGATCGCGTCGATTGCATCGGCTGCGGCGCGGCGTGTCGCGGCAGGCGAGGACGCGAACCTGTACTGCGTAGTCGGTCATGCGCAAAAGGACGTGACCAACGGCCAAGTGCTCGACATCTACCGAGGCAACAGCAAGTCCATGCAATATTGGGCTGGCATCGGCACGAAGATGCGAACTAGCGGCTACCCGAGGGCGCTCTTGCTGTGCGCATTGCTGTACCAGCTGCACAAGCTGTACCCAAAGCAGGCGGTGGAGTTCGCGCAGAAGCTCATGGATGGTTCAGGGCTGGCCCGTCGTGATCCGATCTTTGTGCTGCGCGAGCTGCTGCATGCCGAGAAGATGGCCACGCGCAAGCGCGACCGGCAGTCCCTCGCTGCCGTCTTCATCAAGGCGTGGGTGGCATGGAACGAAGGTCGGGAAGTGACGCAACTGAAGTGGATGTCGGTTGGCCCGAAGGCCGAGGCTTTCCCCGATCACCGCTTCGAGGCTTCGTAAAATGCAACACCCGATGCGCCACTTCCTTCTAGCCCTCCTCGCCTCGTCGCTCCCCGCGCAGCTCGTCACCGCGCACAACCCCACCGGCTGGCCGGTGTCGTGCTGGCACCGCGCCGTCTCGACGGTGCTGCCGCCGGCGCAGAGCGGCTTCCTGCCGTCCGGCCCCGAGTCGTACGTCGCCGGCGCTGACCCCGAACCCGGCGAGGCCCCGGTGTACGTCTGGATGACCCTGCCACCGGGCGGCTCGGCGACGCTCAACCTCGCCTCCTGCGTCCCGTCCTGGCGCCCGGTCGGCCTGCAGCCCGACTGGCAGACCACGCACGGCGGCGTCGCGCAGCTCGACGGCTCGGCCCTCTGGTGGTCCTCGGAGACCGTCGACGGCCCGTACCTCGTCCTGCGCGCCGTGGTGCGGCCGCAGCCGTGGCTCGTCGCCGTCGTGGAAGCCCGCTGGTGCGCCGAGATGCCGTACCTAGCCGAGATCACCACGCGATCGGTGCACACCTCGACCTCGGCATGGCCGACGGTCGACGTCCTGCGCAAGTCGGTGTCCCTGACCTGGGGCCACGGCTCCCTGTGGACCGGCGGCGCAGGCGGCTCGACGCTCATCCCCGGCGGAACGCGCTACGTGTCCGGGCAGGTCCAGACGCGCCGATCGACGATGGTCTGGCCGCTGCTGGCAACACCGTCGCAGATGGACACCGCGCGGGCGGTACACTCCCGCGCACTGTGGGCCGTCGCCGCACCGTAAGACGCAGGGAACAGCTACCACCTCCCACCGAGGCGCAGCTCGCCGCCTACGCCTCGTACGAGCAGCACCTCGGCTGGCACGTCGCCCGGTTCGGCGTCTGGCGCGCTCGCGTCGCCGGCCTGGAGCGCGACGACCTCATGCAGGCCGCCCGCTTGGGCCTCTGGCGAGCCTGCCTGACCTTCGACCCGGCCCTCGGCTGCGTCCTGGCCACGCACGCGACCAAGCACGTCTACTGGCACCTGCACGACGCGATCGAGCGCGCGATGTACGGGAAGCCCCGCAAGGGCCGCCCGCTGCACGACCACGCCGCGCACGAGTACCTAGCGTTCGACCCGCCGGCACCCGAGACTCCCGACGATGACGACGACCCAGATTGCTGAAGCCCTGCGCGCGGCCTTCCCCGAGTACACCATCGACGAGGCCGACCTTCCGGCGTCGATCGCCAAGCTGGGCAAGGAGCTGGCCGAGTTCGCGCGCGTGAACACGCAGCTCTCGTCCATCGTCGCCATCGTCTTCGGCGGCCTCGCGCGCATCGACGCCGAGCTGCGCGCCGGCCTGCCGCCCGAGGCGATCCCGGCCAAGGAGCCGACCGAGACCGACGGTGCCTGACCAGCCGATACGCCTTGCGTGCCCGACGGTCACTACCGGCCCGGAGCCGGCAACTTCCGGCAGAACAACCACTGCCGCAACGGGCACGACGTGGCGCAGCCGTCGGCCCTCGTCGAGCACAAGGGCAACATGGTCTGCCGGCAGTGCCTGCGCGACGCGCGCCGGCGCTACGCCGATCGCCGCAAGTCGCTCGACCCGTACTTCGACGAGTGCCAGCGGTGCGGCAAGTCCAAGTACGGCGACGCCCGCGCCTACTGCGGCCCGTGCCGTCACGTCACGCGCGGCGAGCGTGCCAGGACGCCGGCGCAGATCGACGCCGCGCTCATCGAGGCTATCGTCCTGGAGACTGCGCCAGCATGGGTCAGGAACGACCCAGCCGAGCATGCAGCGTGGATAGCGCACGTCCTTCGGTCGCGTAGGGCTTGACCTCGCGCTAGCATGCCGACCACAGTTCCATGACGGTGCAGACTACGTGCAGACATTGCGGGTGCGTGATGATGACGACGTGCGCCTGCACGGTGGACGAGTGACGGACCCCGAGGCAAAGGGAGGGGGTTTCGAGAAGCAGCCCAAGCCCAGGGCCGCGGCGCGCATGATTGCCAGCCTGGCCAAGCAGAAGGCCTGGACAGACAGCCTGACCGACGAGCAGCGCGAGCAGATCAGCCGGAAGCTCATCGACAGCCTGCCGGCGTGCGAGTCGCCGCGCGAGATTGCCAGCGTAGTCAAGGCCATCGCCAGCCTGGAGAAGAACGACCTCGACCGCACGCGCCTGCTGATGGAGGCCGAGGCGATCGAAGACGGCACCATGGACGACGCCACGCGCCTGCGCGCGGACCTCGACGCGATCGACCGTCTGGAGGGCCGCAATGCTGACTGACCGTTGGACGCCGCTGGACGCGCACGTCGAGCAGCTGCGCCTCATCCGCTCGCCGGCGCGCTTCCGCGTCGTCGCCGCCGGCCGCCGCAGCGGCAAGACCGAGCGCGGCAAGCGGCACCTCGTCCGCTGTGCCCTCGCCGGCATCACCGGCGTAGCGTGCCCGACCCTCGTCGCCGCCGCGCCAACGCGCGACCAGGCCAAGCGGATCTTCTGGGCCGACCTGAAGGCGCTGTCGCCGCGCGAGTGGGTCGCCGGTGTGTCCGAGTCCGAGTTGACCATCCGCTACAAGGTGGGTAGCCAGCTCATGGTCGTCGGCCTCGACCGCCCGCAGCGCATCGAGGGCCCTGCCCTCGACGGCATCGTGGTCGACGAGATTGCCGAGGTGAAGCGCGAGAGCTGGGAGCAGAGCATCCGGCCGGCGCTGTCCACGAAAGGGCGCCCGCCTGGCTGGGCATGGTTCACCGGCCGCCCCAAGGGTCGCGGCCTGTTCTACGACCTGTACAGCCTGTCGGGCACGCGCGCCGGTTGGGAGTCGTTCACCTGGACCAGCGCGACTGTCTTGGACCCTGCCGAGATCGAGCAGGCGCGCGCCGACCTCGACCCGCTGACGTTCGCGCAGGAGTACGAGGCGCAGTGGGTGTCCTTCGAGGGCCTCGCCTACTACCCGTGGTCGCCGAAGGACCACCTGCGCAAGCTGGCCGTCGACCCGTCCAAGCCGCTGGTCATCGCCCTCGACTTCAACGTCGACCCTGGCACCGCCGTCGTGATGCAGGAGCAGTACCTCGACGGCGAGACGCGCACCTGCGTCGTCGGCGAGGTTCACATCCCGCGCAACTCGAACACGCCCGCCGTCTGCCGCAAGCTCGTCGCCGACTACGGCAAGCATCCAGCCGACGTGTACCTCTACGGCGACCCCGCCGGCGGCGCGCGGCACACCAGCCAGACCGAGGGCACCGACTGGGAGCTGGCGCGGCAGGTGCTGGCACCGGCCTTCGGCGAGCGCCTGCGCTGGCGCGTCGCCAAGAAGCCGCCCTACGTGCGCGACCGCCTCAACGCAGTCAACTCCCGGCTGCGTTCCTCGTCCGGCGTGGTGCGCTTGCTGGTGGACCCTGCGCGCGCGCCCAACGTGGTCAAGGACTTCGAGGGCGTCACGCTGCTCAAGGGCGGCAGCGGCGAGATCGACAAGAAGGGCAGCGAGGCCAAGGGCCTCACGCACCTCACCGACGCGATCGGCTACTACATCTCGGAGGCGCACAGCATCGCGGCGCGCGTCTCCAGCTTCGACGAGTGACGACATGGCCAACGACGTAGGAACCTGGAGCGGCGTGCGCCGCGAGATGGAAGACAGCTGGGAGCTGGTGCGCGTGCTGCGCAGCGGCACCCGCGCAATGCGAGCTGCCGGCCTCAAGTTCACGCCGGCCACGAAGAAGGAGGCCAAGACGCGCGACCGCTACGCGCAGCGGCTCGCGCGCACGGTGCTGTTCCCCATCTACGACCGCACGGTGCGCAAGCTGGCGTCGCTGCCGTTCATGAAGCCGCCGACCATCAGCGGCGAGCTGCCGGAGCCGTTGGACCGCCTGCTGATGAACGCCGACCGGCAGGGCACGTCGCTGTCGTCGTTCGCCCAGATGATCTACGAGGACGCCATCGACCGAGGCCTCGGCCTGTTCCTCGTCGACAACGTGCCGACGGCTGGCCTCACGCTGCCCGAGGCCGACGCCATGGACGCGCGCCCGTACTTCCGCCGCATCCACCCCGACAACCTCGTCGGCTGCCGTACCCGCATGCGGAACGGCGTCGAGGAAGTCGTCGAGCTGCGCATCCGCAACTGGTACTACGAGTCCTCGCCCGTCGGCGGCGGCGACGTGCTGGCCGACATGGTGGAGCGGTGGACGCCTGAGCGCGTGGAGCGCTGGTACCGCAGCGGCAGCGAGCACGACCCCGACCGCGAGCAGAACGCCGCGCGCGAGTACCTGAGCGGCTACCGCCTCGGCGAGACGATCGCGCACGGATTCGGCCGCGTGCCGGTCGTGGCCTGCTACACCAAGCGCATCGGCACGCTGCACGGCGAGCCGCCGATGGAGGACCTCGGCTGGCAGAACGTCGCCCACTGGAACTCTCTGTCGATGCAGGGCGAGGCGCTGCACTACTGCCGCTCGCCCATCCTCAAGGTCGCCGGCGCGTCCTCGACGGTCGCCGAGGCGCGGCCCGAGGTCGGCCCCGGCTCGACGTTCACGGACACAAGCAGCGACCTCGACATCAGCTTCGTCGAGATCGCGGGCACGTCGTTGGCCGCCGGCGAGGTCGAGATCAAGCGCATCGAGGAACGCTGCATGGCGCTGGGCATGCAGCCCATGATGGCCGTCGGCGGCCCGGCGACAGCCACGGGCGAGGTGCGCGCGGACAGCAACGAGAAGTCCGAGGCGCAACGGTGGATTGAGGGCTTGGAGTGGGCCATCTACGCCGGCATCGAGCTGGCCGCCGAGGCCGCCGGCGTCGAGCTGCCCGAGGACTTCGACTGGACGCTCTACCGGGACAGCAGCCTGCTGTCGGGCAAGGCGCAGGACGTGCCGGTGATCCAAGGCCTGATGACCGCCGGCCAGATCCCGCTCGCCGTCGGCCTGCGCGAACTCGCGGTGCGCGGCGTGCTGTCCACGGTCGACGACCCCGAGGCGTTGGCTGCGCAGGTCGAGCTGGGCCGCGAGCGCACCGTCGAGGCGCAGATGCAGGCCATGCTCGCCAGCGTCGAGCGCGACCGGCAGGCGCCAGCCGCCGAGGCGGAGGACGAGGAGGACGAAGCCGAGGAGGCCGAGGACGAAGCCGAGGCCGAGACGTGATCGGCGACGGCAAGCTCAACCAGGCCTGCCGCTGCGGCGGCACGGGCTACATGTTCAAGTGCTACGACCAGCTCAAGGAAGGCGGCTTGATCCACACCGGCTACCTCGCCAAGTGCGAGATCTGCGGCGCGTCCACCGGCGTCCTGCGCACGTTCGCGCTTGCCCGGGCGGCGTGGCTGGAGCGCCGCTGTCCCAGCACCCATGACGTGATCGAGCCGTGACCAGC